GGAAAGACAATCCCTCGTTTTCGATACGACTCTCGAGCTTTTTGTAGTCGAGGGTGGCACTGGTGCAACACAATGCCGCCAATTCATCAGCAGCAACTTGCCAGAGAATTTTTAGGCTTTTCATGAACTACCTCCTTTACAAGAGGCTAGTAGAATCCAAAGCCGCTTTCTCCGCACTAGTCTAAGTCGTCAATTATCGAATCGATAAAACGCTTTAGACTTGCTTCACCTATCGGACTCCCAAGCAATAAGGAGACGAATAATGAAGCACAACACTTAGTCCCCAGAGAACTAGAGATAATCTCGCAAAAAAGAAAGTGACATAATGACACTTCTTCATTGGGATCATCATCAGAGTCCACCGGTATTTCCGGCGGATTAGTTCTCGCCACCCAGCATCTGGGTGACACGGGCACCAGACGAAGCAGTCAGGTATGCTGTCAAAGCATCCACGATCTGCTTCTGCTCCGCAAGTGTAAAACCAACTTCTGGAGCATCGACAACGATATAGGCACTCATAGAGTACCGAAGGTTGACGTCGGCCTGAAAAAGGTCGGCAGCAACCTTCCCGAAGTCGAGCCTGATCTGTCGTCGCACACGCTTCCCATATGAATGGGAAACGCTCAGCTTGACAGAGGCGTCGTCCTTTTGGAACGCGCCAGTGTTGACCCCGGATGAAATCCGGGGGAGTGAGTTCGCCACAGCATTAATCGTGACGGACTGCGGATCGGCAAAAGCCACGGCAGTTCTCCTTACAAGGGGATGGCTGGTAAAACCATCATGGTAGATAACCCACCAGATAGGTGAGCCGGCTAACATCAGTACTACGTTGAGCTAAGCCCAAGTGCAGCAATGATGGCGAGCTGTCGAGCCGTTAAGGTCGACAGCGTGGCATTAAATCCATATGGATTTGCACGAATGCGCTTGCAACGCTTATGCGTTGTTCTGCGCTGGGTAGCGTAGAAGTCCTCGGAACCTTCAAAGGTCCCAGCTCGATCTACGTGCAGAGTTTCCTCTGCCATTTGATACCCATACTGCAAAACCAGACCGTCGGTACCAATATTAGATATATTGGTCATCAGATCGCCAGTATTGGCGAACCAATCGGCGGCCCAGGTCCACGGGTTCAGATTCCAAACGGTATCAGGAGTTAACCTAATGCCTAGAATCTTACTGGCTTGCGATTGCCAGTATCCCATCTTCTCACTAAAGCCGAGGCTTGGTTCAGGGACGTAATACTTAAAACATCCTTTGAACCACTCCTTTTGCGAAAGTGTTTGGACGGCAGTCCCGTAGGGAAAGTTGAAGTACCACTCGCTAGGAAGGGGAATAAAACGACCCCTATAAAACCTAGATTGGTACTCATCATCAAAGTGATATCCAACTCGGGTTTTGTGGCCACTACCATCTCGGTAGTTGCTCCAAATCTCGTGAGAGGCATTTACAGTCCTCGCAAAGGACTGTAATTCGGAAACAAAAGGTTTCCAACCGAACTCTACGTTTAAGTATTCGTCACCAGCTGCTCTAGCCTGGTTCGTTTTACTTTTCCATAGAGCCGAAGCCCCGATGATGGAGGGCACGCCTTCTCGAAGTTCTCCAATTGCTTGGGGAATCGAAAAGGCGGGGTTAGTAGGAGCGCAACGTGAAACAGCGGTTGCACCCTTACCAGCCATCTCTAAATCGGTGGGTTGTGGAGACGTAAACAAAGCGTCACCATCTTCCCAGCCGAAATAGTTTTCGCCAAGGGTTACAGATCCTATCCAATTTCCTTCGGATATTTCTGCAGGCGCACAGTAGTCTTCTGTCTTAGTCATAAGCCAGGGACCACCACTGTCGTGCTCAGTATCGAGCGGAAAATGGTTCTGTGATGCCATCTCTCCTGAGTTATGGGTTTCCCAGGTACCCTCGAACCAAAAAGATTGGTTAGGGAAACGGCGCTTATACTTATAAGTAGTAGCGTCGTCCCATTTAATAACCATGATTTTAGTTCCTATCACTTTCCTGTATTAATAATGGATTAACCAGTGCCGGGAGCCCCCAAGG